AGTTTGCCAGCGCGCCGGTCACGACGGTGGCATTCGGGCCGAACTTGTCAACCGTCACAACGTTGGTCATGCCGAGCATTGACACGTAGGTCTTCGGGTCGCAGAAGAAACGCAACTCGTTTGGCTGCGTCGCATATTTGCCCATCAAGCCGAGCGCGGTCAGAATCTTTGCGTCACTGATCGCGGCAGACACAGCCGACGCCATCGCGGTGTTGTCCACAATCGCGGCATGGCGCAGACCATCCTGACCAAGCGTGAGGTAATACGCATCGTCAGCAGGGTCGGCATCGTCCAGGTTGATGTTGCCGGTCGCGGCGTTGGTTGCGTCGGCGTTCATCACGAACGCATCAATCACATCCGCGCCACCACGCCGAATCTCATCCTGCAACGTCGGCAGCACGGCGATGATCGCGTCTTCATCAAGGTCATACGCCCAGTTGGTCTCAGTCACCAACTCGGTGCTGGTGAACGTAGACTTGGCGGTTGTCGGGTCGCTGGCAGTCGTGGCCGTGTTCGACGTGCCCTTGCGCCACACGTTCTGCCCCCAGCCGAGCGGGTATTCCCACGGGTCGGTCGGCATCGCCGGATTGTCAAACTGGTTGGCAACGCGGGCTTCCAAAAACAGGTCTTGCCACAACTGATTCGCCAGCGCGGTCGGCACGTATTCGTCACCGGCGGTGCTGCCGGTCGCGCTCAGTGCCTTCTCAACAGCGGCATTCAGTTCCTTTGACGGGCCGGGTGCGTTGCGGTCGTAAGACTTTGCCAGCCTGAGCAGGTAGTGCGTCATCAGCACATCGTTCAACGGCTTGCCGTCGAACTTGCCGCCCTTGATGTGTAGGTCTTCCTCTGCCTTGCCGCTGGTGACGTTGATTTCACCCTTGCGGACGGGCAGCGTCGCGGCGTCGTATTCACGCTGGGCTTTCACCACAGCCTCAGCCAGCTTGTCATAGTCAAGCGTGGCCTTGTCATTGCCGGCGTTCTGAACCACTTCGCGCAGTTGGGCGATTTCGTTCAGCGCCTTTTCGAGATTGTCGCTCATGTCTATTTGTCTCCTTACTTTTTGAACAACTTCGGTAGGTCGCCCAACGCGGCGGCCAGTTCCTTCAACACTTGTGATTCGGCGTCTTTGCCTTCATCCGGCGCATCACCGATCTGCGCCAGCACCTCCCCGATTGAGTCGTACGCCGTGCGCAATTTCGACTCATTGCCGGCGGATAGCACGCGCCCGCGCTTGGTGACGCCCTTTGCCGATTCCTGCATCGGCTCATCAGCCGGCGTGTCTTCGGCTGGTGCATCGGGTGACAACATGCCGCGCATGCGGTCAACCAGCGCAGCCAGTTCGTCAAGCGCAGCCAGCATGTCGCCCTCGCCTTTCGCACTGGCTTGTTCTTCCGGCGTCGGCTCATCAGCGGGCGCATCCTCTGCCGGCGCTTCCTGTGCGCACATCTCAGCAGCCATTGCGCGGGCTTCGTCTTCGCTCATGCCGGATTCGACCAACTCCGCAAACTTGCGGGCGTTGCATGCGTCTTCGGTTTCGTCAGGAAGTCGGTAGTCGGGGGATTTCACTTTGGTGTTCTTCTTCATGCTCAGTCCCTTGACAGCTAGTGCCAAAGCGGTTTGATTTGCGGGGATACTGACCAAACTCCATTCAAGAAGTTCTGACTCGGTGTAGTCACTACCGCCCTCTGCGTTCTTCGTGCCTTTCAATGGAATGAAGCCGATAGACGCAGCCTTGACCCAGCCGCCTTCCCACAACAGCCGCACAACGTTTTGCGGGTCTTGATCGTTTACTGCGGGGCGCAATTCAAAATCAGCAACGACGCCTTCGGGCGTGACTTCGATGTTTGTGGTGCGACCTATCGTGCTGTATGGGCTTGAGTAGTCATGCCCCCACTGCACTACTGGATTCTTGAGGTAGTTATCAATCTTCACGCCCTGCGGCAATACGCGGTCTTTGTCGCGGTCAACCGCCGGCGTGGTGATGAGGATGCGCCCACCGTCCTTTTTGTGGTTAACAATCTTGACGTTGAATGTCTTTGTGATCTTGCTCATGCGATATGCAACAAAAATGGCGCACTCGGATAAACCCGAATGCGCCATTGGCGTATCGCTTCGCTGTCACGGTCGGCTTGTGTGCCGGCGTGCGCGGTTAGAACGTGCGTTCTATGGGCGTGATTCTACACCCATTTCACGCTTATATCATCAAATGATTAGATGATTATTTGCCCTTCCTCCCGCGTTCTTTGCCCAGCTCGTAGAGATACCACGCGCCGACTGCGATGATGACCAATGCGAACGAGCCAAGAAAGACGGGTGAAAGTTCCATGCCTGGATTGTCGCACTAATTGCCCACACCCCGCACGCCGGCCACGCTCACCGACTGCGCAGACACGGCCACCGTCACCACCGCGCTATCCGCGCATACATCGCCGCGCTTGATGCGTGCAATGCGGTTGCGCACGATTGCAAGCCGGTCAAGCAATGCCTTTTCTTCGTCGTGCAAAATGTCTAACACAGTTAATGTCTTGCTCACTGTTTGCCCCTAAAATCAAATCATGCCAACAACCTATGAATGCAGCGGCGGTGTATACGACGGCAAGACCATCACCCATGACCGCCCGCTAAACGAAGGTGATGGAATCTGGCTGCACTACATCAGCAATGAAGACAACCGACTGCACCGAATTCTTTACACCTTGACGGATGGCAAGTTGGTATCACCGCTACCGGCTAGTTCTGAATTGCCAGCATCGTGCAGCGGCAGTTGATCGCTTCGCCGGCTTCGTCCATTTGCCCCGGCCCCGGCCCTTCCGCCGTGCCGACGGTGAAATTGTCGTCAATGCCGACAGTCTGTCCGTGTGCATCTGCGTGCGAATCACGCACCCTGTCATCGAACGTCGCTATCCATGTCTTCTGCTCTACACCACCCTGCCGCCAGCCTTCCAACGAACCCTGCGTAATCGCGCTCATCGTTTCAGTCCGTGCAATCGCGCCGGCTGATTGATTAATGCGCAGCGTCATTGTTTCTTCCACGCGCCGCGCCAGTTGGTCAGCACCTTCGCCGGCCTTTAGCCCTTCCTCTAGCGCGGCCTTTAGCGCGTTCCATGTCGTCTCTGTGACGCGCTTTGCGAATCGCTGTGCAAGCCGGCGCAACGCGCTAATCACACGCGGGTTCAGCATGTCGAAGTCGATGCCCGCGCCGATGTCGTCAAGCGCATTCAAGCCCGCGCCGCGCACGATCTTGCGGTATTCGGGCAGCATCCGCCGCGCAAAGATGCCCGCCCATTCTTCCTCATCAAATGGACTATCGCCCAACTCCGCGATGCTTTTTGCTTCGCGCTTCACGGCTTCAATCACCGCGTCTTGCTGTTCTCTGAACAGTTGTTCTACTGCCTGTGCAAATGCGCGTTCATACGGGTCAGCGCGCTTAATCGAGAGCTCAAACAGTTCGCGGTGCAGTTCACTCCCAAACTCCACCGCCTTACCTTTTGGGAGTGCAAGCCCCTTCGCTTTCGGCTTGATGATGTGGATGCCGGCGCTCAGTTGCAGCGGCGGCGGTTCATCCTCAGCCGGCGCGTTGCCAGCCGGCAGCATGAACGGGTTGCGGTCAGCCGCGCCCACGTCACCGCCTGGAATTGCACCGATGCCCAGCTCTAGCTTTTGGTCGATGATGTTGAACGGCACATTCATGGCGTTCAACAGCGCGGCCTGTTGCAATTTCTGCGTGTAGTCGCCTTTCAACGCCGGCACGGTTGACAGGTCGGACGTGATGCGCTGCGATTCGCTAATCAGTCGCGCATTGCGAAAGAACATGGTCAGCACCTCATCACGATAGTCAAGCATCGGCTTGATCGTCAGGCTCCACATCGTCGCTTCCGCGTTCGTGCGCTTGTCTGGCGTGTCGTATGAGTCGTTGCCGAAGCCCATCAGAATGTCGGGGATGCCGGCAGCGGCGGCGACTTCATCACGGCTCATCTCGCGTTGCTCTGTGAAGTTCACATCTTTGGGTGCAAATGACAGCGGCTTGATTTCTGCGGCTTCATTCTCCAAAACAATCACGCCGTTCTGACTGCCGCGATACATTGCCAACACCCGCGACAGTATTTCGTCACGCTCTGACTTGGTTGTGCCGGTTGGAGTCGTCACCACAAAGTCAGGGCGCGCTGAATTCTCAAAAAAGTCCTTCGCCCACTCTCTCGCGTGCCGGTCAATCTTCATCGAAAGCCGCGCTGCGATGAACGGCGACACACCGCGCCATGTGTTGCGCGGATTCACAAACTTGAAATGGATGAACTCATCAGGCGGCAGCGTGTAAGGGTCGCCGTTGTTGTCATCGATGATGTAGCCGGCCACCGCGCCGTATCGCTTGCGCGCCGGGTCGGGCACGACCTGCAACACGTCAGGTGTGCGCACCCACCACTCTAGCGGCGTGCGGCCATTTTGCGCCTTGACAATCTCAAGACCGCATTCGCCGCCGAGCATCATTGCCACTGCCCACGAGCGCCACACATCCGCCGGCGCTTGTGTGCCGTTAGGCTCGTCAAGTAGCGGCACGTCCATTTCGGTGGGCTTGCCGTCCTGCGTCACCACCAGCGGCACGACTGCCACCGCGTCACTGATGAGTTTCACGGCCTTGTTCATCCACACGTTGCCGGCGTGGTCGCTGGTCGCTTGCGCATATGGATAGTCTGTCGTGATCCACAGGTTATTCCCCTGCATTCGCAGCAATGGCGTGCGGTCGCGCAGTTCTGCATGCAGGCCATACAGCGCCTTTTTTGCCGGCGGCGTGTAGCCCGGAATGAACAGTTGTCCTAGTGATTGAATCAGTCCCATGTTTTCACCTTGCCCTCATATAGAGCCACAGCCGCAGCGCATCCGCGCCGTGATTGTTTGCGTCTTCCGGTTTCTCACTGTCGCGCCGTGCGTTGTCGGGATACCGATACCCTTGCGTCAACTCGCCAATTAAGTTTTTGCAGCGCGGCGCAACCTTCAGCGTGCGGTATCCGTTGCCGTCCTTAATCAACCGCCTCACGATCTTGATGCCTTCGACAATCTCGTGCGTGCCGCCGCGTGCAGGAATGTTTGCTTCTTTGAACCGCCGCATGAGTTGCACAGACTCGCTGCCGCCCACCGCAATGTCGGGCAGTTTTACGCCGTTCGCAAGCAGCCACTCGGCGCACGCCGGCAATTTCATCGCCGACCAGTCATCGGGCAGCGTCACGCTCTGCCATGTTGCGCAGCGCGTCAGCACGTCTTTCACGCTCACATCGTCAAGCGTTTTGGTCTGCCACTGCTCATCAAACACGTTGATCGTCGTGCCGCTGCGCTGGATGAATAGCACCACACGCGGGTCGATGTAGCCATCATCGAAAGCCAACTCGAAAGGCTTCTCGAAATCCGGCGCTATGTCTTCGATGTTGCCGCCGTCGAATTCGTCATACACCACACCAAAGGCTTTGCTATACCAGTTGCCTTCCAGCCACGCCTCACGCAAATCACGCGGCGCGGTCAGCAGGTCATTCCAGTAGCTTTGCGACAGGTGCGGGTTGTCGCCTGGCTTCGCCGGCACAAATGCGAACTCATCCGCCAGCGGCGCCAGTTCATCAAATCCCTCGCCGGTGAAATTCCTTTCGACCCACAACTGACGCACCCATTCGTGGTGCTTGCCGTCGGGGTTGGTTGCCGCGCAAAACTGCGGACGTTCGATCCCCGGCCATCTGAGCGACCCGCGCAAAATGTCAACCGTGCGCTTTGGGATGCGTGTAATCTCATCAATGCTGATGCCGGCAAACTCAACCGACTTGTATTTGTCGGGCGCGTCAAGGTTGCGCAGCAATAGCACCCCGCCGCCCCATTTCGGTTTTAGGTAGAAGCCGAGGCCGGCGCGCTGTGTCGTGCCCAACTCGCCCAGCCATGCAGGGAATTCGTTTGCAATTTTGCTGACGTGCCGGTCTTGCAATTCGGGATACGTCTCACAAAACAAGCCCCACGACACGCCCTTGATTTCTTGCGCCGCGTATCTCAGCATCATGTAGATGGGATGCCAGCGCAACCAGTATGACTTACCCGGCCCGCGATACCCGCCAAACAGCGTGAAGCGATGCGCGATTGCGGTATGCGTCGCCTCCCATTGTTTCGCCGTGAAGTTGCACACCTCACTGAATCGCTGTTTGTCTGTCATTTGTCGAGAATCACTACCGCCGGCCCTGTGTTCAAGTCCTTGCCATCCGCGCCCGTCAACTCTGCCCGTTCAATGTAGCCGCGCTTCTTGCCCTGCGTCTTGAGTAGAAATATCAGCGCCGCCGTGTTGCCGTTCATCGCCTCGGTGTAGAGCTTCGATTCGGCGTTGTCCAGCATCGTCTCTCGCGCTTCGTTTGTCGCCTCTGTTAGTTCAGGGTCATTGGCGACGAACTTTTGCACGGCTTGCCGGCTCACGCCATACGCGCGCGCAACCGCCGCAAGGTTGCCCTGTGCGGTTTTGATTGCTGCGAGAACGTTTGCCTTTTTAAGCCGTTTCATTTCAAAACTCCTTGCTCGAATTTCGCAATAACCTGTTGACGGCATTGATTGAGTATGATAATATCAAACCGTGACCGATAAGGAGTAAGCAGAATGATTACATATACAGTTGAATTTAAGCCCGACACCATAAGCACCCTGCCAACATCCGACACGCTTTGGTACGAACCAAACGGGAAGCCAAACACATACGACTTTTACTGCGAAGCAGAACGAGATGCGTCAGCATTGGAGCGTGCGCTTGATGCTGACGATGCGTGTATTTCTTACACTCGCGTTCAATAGACATGGGCACTTGCAACCACCCAGCCCACCGCGTATACACATGGTTCGCAGACGGCACACTATGCGCCGGCTGTTGCGAGTGTGGCGCGGTGTTGCTGGGTGGTGTGTCACTCCATGACGACCCACCAACACGGCGGCAAACGCCCAAACGCAGGGCGAAAGCCCACCCACAAAAGCGGCGCAATGGTGCGGCGAACAGTAACCCTGTTGCCGGCGCAAATCCATTGGCTGCAACGACGCAATCCCAACGTGTCAACCGCAATTCGAGAGTTAATCGAACAGGAGCAAAAACGAAATGACGACCCCCTACAAGATTGAAGACAACGGCTGGAGTGTTTCTGGCTGCCCGATCATTTACGCGCCGCGAGGTCAAGCCGGCGAGTATGCCAAGCTTGCCACCAACCCCTATCGTGGCTGCGGGCACAAGTGCGCGTATTGCTATGTGCCGCAGGTCTTGCGCATGGAGCGTGCCGAGTTTGACGCAGTGGCAACCCCGCGTCCTGGCTTCATGGATGCGCTGCGCAAGGATGCTCGAAAGTATCAGGCGTGCGGCATTACTGAGCAGGTCATGCTCTCGTTTACCACCGACCCATTCAACCCCTACGACACGTCGCTGACACGCCCCACGCTCGAAACGCTGGCCGCGCACGGCATGGCGTTTTGCACGTTGACGAAGGGCGGCAAACGCGCGCTCAGTTGTATTGATATGTTCCGGCCTGAGCGTGACGCATTCGCCAGCACGCTCACCAGCCTGGACGATGCCGCAGGATCGCATTGACACCCTGCGCAAGTTCCACGAGCGCGGCATCTTTACATGGGTCAGCCTTGAACCCACGCTGAACACCGATGCCAGCCTTGAGATTATCCGCACCACGCATGAGTTTGTTGACCTCTACAAGATCGGGCGCGCCAACTACCTGCCGATGACCTACACGACAGATTGGCGGGAATACACCCTGCGCATTCTCGATCTTGTGAATCAGTTGAACGTCAAGCATTACATCAAAAAGGACTTGCAGCCTTATCTCCCAGATCTCCCAGACGGTTACTACAACCCGAAATACATCCCGCAAAACCACGCCACCGCGCCGGCACTCGCCGGTCAAATGGCTTTGATTAGCTGAGGTTCAAACCCCGACTTGCTGAACCTCTCAAGCGCGACGGCCAGTGTCGTTGCGCTTAACTCCATGCCGAGAAGACGCCGCTTCAACTTCTCCGCCGCAAGTAACGAAGTGCCAGCCCCTAAGAACGGGTCGCCCCATACCTCGTGCTTGAAGCCCTCCATCATGGCGACAAACAAATCAACGCTCTTGGCATGTCCAAACTCAATCTTTTCAAACTCGGTGCCGGCAATTTCAATCACGCTGCCAAAATCGTTTCGTGGTCGTTGCCAGCCCAACTTAACGCCGCGTTGTGTCATCATCACGACGGGATTGTGATACATGACTGGCTGGTTCTTTGTCGGGAATGAGCGCGGCTGGCGATGCTTCCACATTAAATCCATGTGGTGTTCCCACTCGCCGCCGCAGAGCGTGTAGGCTTGTTTGCCCGTCACCAGCAACACGGCACGTTCACCGAACTGAGACAACGCACCGCGCACCATTTCAACGCCCATTTCATACGGCGGGTCGGTCACACAAATATCCACCTTGCCGCCAATGAGATTGATAACGTCTTGCTTATCTGTTGAGTCGCCGCACATCACGCGATGATTGCCGACCTGCCACACCTGGCCGCGCTCGGTCTTCCACTTCTTTTGCAACTCATCAGCCTTGTCACTTTCAGGATCAGCCGCATCACTCGCGCCGGCATCCGCCGCTTCCAACATCTCGCGCAATGCAGCCGCGTCACGGTTGATCTGTTCCAGCGAATCGGCATCCATGCCCGCATCGGTTAGCAGCGATTCATCCCACCCACTGAGCAAATCCCAATCCCAAGAGCCTTGCGCGCCGGCGTGAAGCGCAATCACCAGCCGCCGGCGTTCATCATCAGTCAATGCCCTGTTGGATTGGCGTGCATCTATTTCGTAGTCCTTGCCGTAGATGGTCAGCAATGCCGACAAACGCTGGTGCCCGTCGTAGACTTCAAACGACGGCCCAATGGCGATGGTCTGCACCTGCCCGAATGTTTTGAACGATTCGAGAATGCGCTGCGCTTGCTTCTTCGTTGATGTGCGCGGGTTGTGACCCCAGGGCTGCAACTGCCCTAACTTCACGCGCACATTGCGCCATTCAATTGCGCTGCCCTGCTTCTTTGCCATATCCCAACCATTACCCAACTAAAAGTTGGGAAATTCAGTACGTACTAACTTCACTTTCAACCCTACTTGCAAAATGCAATTAACCTGCTACAATCTTGCAAGGCCGGCGCGGTGTCTCTCTCACGCTCACATGGCACTCGCATAGCCGCTGGCCTCGGTTAGGCGATACGCCCCTGACTGCCGGTAAGCTCGTCGCTGGCGTAGGAATTTAATCGCCGTGCCAAACTTATCCACCGCGCCGGCAACACTTCTCAGCCGCGCCTCTCACTGCGCAGCCGCCCGTTATCCATAGCCGACGAACTCGCGTCCCTCTTTGCCGGCAAAATACGCCGCCTTCGCGCACATGACGCACACGCCTAGTTGTTCGCTGGTGTAGTCGTCGCCATACAGTGAACGCGCCGCACCCAGCGCAATGGATGCCACCATGTCAGCCCCTTGCCCGGTCAGCGGCATGTTGACACACCGCAGCATCAGCGCCGCGCCCACACGAATTGCCGCGTCTATTTGTTCCTGCGTCATCGGCAGATTCATGGCGTCGTCACCCCTACATCGGTCGTGATCGTCAATGTGCCGCTATCCACCGTGAACACGCTGCCCGCGCCGTCAGTCAATTGCAAGTCCCAAAAATACAGCGTCGCCGCCGTCAATGCGCTTGTGTCCGACGGTGCAAGCGTGATGCGATACTGGCCGGTTGCCGCGTTCGTGTGCGTGATGCCGCTGCCGGTCGTCTTCGCAATCACGCCGGTGGCGTTGTCAGCATCGCCCCTGTTCAGCTTTGCCGTAAAGCGCAGCGTCGCGCCGGTCAGATCAACGGCATCGCCGGCAGAATCCAGCACCGTGCCGGTGTAATTGTTCGTGTCACCGCGCTTGCCTTCCAAATAGCTCATGAATCCTCCCGCGTTGTAGTCGCGCTGTATACCGCCCTGCGCGTGCGGCTGGTGTAGCGGCCTGATGCCGGCGTTGATGTGTAGCCCGCGCCGGCCACCGTTGACGACGCGCCATAGATGGTTGATTGACCATAGCCGCCGACGCCGCTGGCTGTCATCGCCGGCAACGTTGCCCCGCCTGAGCCTGTAAACGTGATATTGCTGTAATCGCCAACGCCGGCCACACTCAGCGCGGGCAACACAGCGCCGCCAGAGCCGGTGTATACAGGCGCGGTAAACGTGCCAACACCTGACGCGCTTACAGCCGGCAGCACAGCCGCGCCGCTGCCCGTCACCGTCGGCAGTGTGAACGTACCCACGCCGGCAACTGTCACGGCGGGCAATGTCGCATCACCCGCGCCGCTGTAGATGACTGACGCAAATGCACTACTACCACTCGCGCCAATGGTCGGCAATGTCGCGCTACCCGATCCGGTATAGACGGGTGCTGTAAACGTGCCAACGCCACTCACGGTAACAGCCGGCAATGTTGCCGCACCCGTCGCTGTGTAGGTCGGTGCTGTGAATGTGCCGCTACCTGATGCCGTAATCGTCGGCAGTGTCGCATCACCCGCACCGCTGTAAATCACGCCGGCAAACGCGCCAACGCCTGACGCGGTAACGGCTGGAAGTGTCGCGCCACCACTGCCTGTATACGTTGGCGCGGTGAATGCGCCGACGCCGGCAACCGTCACGCCTGACAGCACAGCCGTGCCCGATCCGGTGTAGGTGGGCGCGGTGTGCGTGCCTGTGCCGGATGCAGTCAACGCGGGCAGTGTTGCCGTGCCGGTTGCGCTGTAGACGGGGACTGTAAACGTGCCGACGCCCGACACATTCAGCGCCGGTAGTGCCGCCGCACCTGTCGCCGAGTAAACCGGCGCTGTGAATGCGCCGCTACCACTGGCCGCAATCGCCGCGAGTGTCGCGCCGCCTGTGCCGGTGTAGGTCGTTGTTGCCGGCGTGAATGTGCCACTGCCTGACGCAGTAACGGCTGGGAGCGTTGCGCCGCCGCTGCCGGTGTAGGTGCTGCTACCTGACGACGGCTTAATCGCAATCATGATCGTCGCCCAGTGGCGCGTCGATCCTTGCGTTGAAACGTAGCTGTTGCCTATCCAACCCGGCGAGGTGACGACTAGCGATGAAATGCGCCAGCCGCGAGATGAACCATTGCCGGAACTCTCGCTTGTAAACCCGCTAGGCGCGGTGGGGACGTTGGATGTTGAGTCAACGCCCACATATGCCAGCGCAAGCGCGTCCGCTGTGTTCGTCGTGACGCCGTAATAGCCCATCGACTCCGACAAGCCGGTGTTCTGCGTCGGTGTCGCATCTTCCCATGTCGAATCGCGGTCGATGACGCGCAGCGTTTGCACCGACCCGACAACACTGCTGCTCAGTGTGTAACTGTAGCTGCCCGACTCACTGCCATCTGCAACGCGATAGAAGATTGCGCACAGAAATGAGCCTGTGCCGTTGTTGGCGCGGGTGTAAAGCGTCCATCCGCTCGGCGGCGTGATGGTCAAATCACTGCCGGCATCCAGCATCAAACTCGTGAGCAACAGGTTGCCCGACGCAATGCCGCTCGG